AAATCTCGCCAACTTGGTGTTGACCCCGATGATATGGATGAATACCTTAGGTTAGAATACTATGACTTTTTTGACACCGTCAACAAAGAATGGGAAAAACAAAAAGGTAATCGCAAAGAACATTATAGTAACGAAATCTACGGTAAGGTTGACGCAGATTCCACTAAGATCAAAGAAGCCCGTCCAGATGTCATTCGGCAATGCTGGCGATTATGTTGGCGAGATAGCCGTATCCAATCTCAGTTTTTCTTGAGATTACCAAACTTTCCAGGGATGGGAAGTCAAAAAGGGCCGCAAGGCCCTTTTTCTTTGGTATATCAGGATAAATATTTCTAAATATATTACAATGAAATTAAAAGAAATTTTACAGGAAAGTTGGCCAGGACGCAATCGCAATCGTATCTATCAACTTCTCATAGATATCAAACGATTTGAAAAAAACGAACGAGTTGAAATTTCAGGAACCCGTCCTTTACGAGATGGTGACTTGCCTGATGCCCCAAGAGACTTAGAACTCAGCAACAAGATAGCAAAATTATTATGATAGGCAAATTAACATGTGGAAACGACCCGGACAAGTTAGCAGTATAGGTAGTTTTAGGCCAACTATAGAGCCAGGCGGAACAACAGCTTCTCCAATATTGTATTTGGATGCTTTTAGCTATACAGGATCGGGAACAACATGGACTGCAGATGTTGGGTCAGATGCTACACTAGTAAACACTCCTACTTACACTTCTCCCTCGCCTACATATTTTAGTTTTGCGCCGGCCTCGAGCGAAAAAGCCACAGTGACAAATCTTGGAAATCTAGGTATATGGACTGTAGAAGCTTGGTTTCGTGTGACCTCTAGTCTCAGTACCAGTGTTACTGCAGTGGTATGCAATGAATTCGATCTAGTCAACAAATTAAATTTTTCCATGGGCACAAATAGATCCCCTGTCAGTCAAAACATTTGTATGGGGTTTTTTGATGGGACCTGGAGAACCACCAATGGTTTTTCGCCCACATTAAATACATGGTATCATTGTGTAGGAACTTATGACGGCAGCACTATTATACAGTATGTAGATGGTGTTGTAAATACACAACTTAGTTATTCGGGCAATCCTCAATCAGGTGGTGAAGTTCGTATAGCATCTCGCTGGGAGTCACAAATCTCGCCTACTGATTTTTTTCCTGGTGATATAGGTTTAGTTCGTATTTGGGACACTGCATTATCTGCGGCTGAAGTCACTGCACTCTATAATGAAAATGTTGATAGATTCAGTTTAACGCCTACTATCACATCATTTACCACAGTTGAAACCACTAGTTGGACCGCACCGACCGGAGTGAGTAGAGTAGCTTATCTAGTTGTGGGCGGTGGTGGTGGCGCAGGTAACGGATATGATAATGCCGGTGGTGGCGGCGGTGGCGGTGGAATGGTGCTTACAGGAAATCTAGATGTCACTGCTGGGCAAAATTATACAGTAACCGTGGGCGATGGTGGTATAGGCGGTGCCGATACAAGAACAAATAATCCCGGTCTGCCAGGTGAAAATAGTGTGTTCGACACAATCACGGCATTGGGCGGCGGTCAGGGGTTAGGATCTCGGACCGGTGGCACCGCAGGAGCAGCGCAAATATCTACCACTACCGCACCAACCGGCGGCAGTGGATCAGGCGGTGGGTTTGGTGGTAAGGGTGGTGGTGGTGCAAACGGTGCCGGCTCCAACAATTCCGGAGCGTCCGGTGGCACTGGAGGAGCTGGGGTAAGTTCTAGTATTACAGGTAGTGCTATAACTTACGGCGCAGGTGGCGCCGGTGGCGGAGCAGGTAGTCCTACCACCAATGGTGCCAATGGAACTGCTAATCGTGGCAATGGTGGCCAAGGTGGAAAATCAGGCAGTAATGATTCTGCCTCGGGCGGTAACGGCGGCACTGGTGTAGTGATTATAAAATATGGAAGTTGATAAATAAATCTATAAAAGGATAATCAGATGAGCTATCTCCGACAAGGATCATATCAACCAGGTACTACCACTAACTTTACTACATCAGGAACCAGTCAGGTCACTGCAACAGTAGGAAATACCACTAGCATAGTTCGTGTGAGTTGTACCGAAGCTATATATGTTGATATCGGGTCAGGTGCTACCGCTACTTCTGGAAGTCTGATGATCCCTGGGGGTGGTACAGAATTCTTTGCTGTAGAGCCTGGGGTAGACAAAGTCGCAGTTTTGCAGGTATCCGCAGCCGGTGTGGCTAGTATCACTGAATTGGCAACATTATCATAAAAGGTCATCAAATGAATGAATTTAGAAAACTAATCAATATAGTAGAGCAAAATATATTGCCAGCTCCTATGGAGCCCACATATAGAACCGATCCCAAAACTGGTGCATTAGTGCCTGACATTGATTACAAATTAAATCCGCAAATGAGAAATGCTCCTACACCTTCGGAGTTGCCCAGACTTGATGCCCCTATGGAACCCACATTCAAAAGAGATGCTCGAACAGGGCAATTATTGAAAGATCCGCAAGGCAATTTGATACCCGACATTGATTACAAACTGAATCCTCAGATGAAACCCAGTGCTCCTCCTGCAACCAGGCCCAATACACCATCACAAAATACTGCTCCAAGTCGTCCATCCTCCGGTAATCAATCCTCCAGTAAATCTCAACAAGCAACAAAAAAAGTAAATGAATATACTTTAGATAAGATAGCCGAGCAATTGATAGGTGGTATAGTCAAACAAAGTCAACTCGCCGAAGATCCTTTGACTGCCATGCAGGGCACACCCATGTCTCCCAAAACAAGAGGTTTGTCATCCGTTCGCACTCATAGCAGAAAGAAATCAACGGATACCAACGACAGCGGCCCATTGACCAACACTGGCATGTATGTCAGACAAAAAGCCGATGGCGGATATGAATATTATCCTCCCGGTGCAGATAATATACCAGACGATGCCACAACCAGCGGATCGCCAACGCACGGAGATTATGACAATACGGGGGATCCAAGTCAGCCAAAGCTAGATTTGATAAAAGAGCAAGGTGTGGCGGAAGGTACCGATCAAGGTCGTGAAATCCGCAGTAAAAAAGGTACACTATTGGGAACATGGGATGGTCGTACATTTACCATGGATCCAAGTTTAGAACAACGATGGACTGAAGAGAATGGTCCAGAATGGATTGAGTCGTTCAAGAATAAAAAAACACAAGAACTACAACAACAATCAGCACCATCTCAAGATCGTATAAAATACTATGCTAACGAATTGGAAAAATATGATATTCAGTCTGGACAACCAAGACAATCCAGAAAACATTATTATGACCTGGCAGTACAACTGTTATCAGATCAACAAGGTGTGGCGGAAGGTGGACCCTTCAGTTATGGTGCCAAAAAGCCACGCCGAGGTAGTGTAGCAGCCAATGCTGAACAAAAACGCAAAGAACAAGAACGAAATCGACAGCCCATTGAGCCAAAGGACCAGATGGTTGGCACAGCAAAGGTCACAAAAGGTGTGGCGGAAGGTTTTGAAGAACCATCAGTGCCGGGCGGTCGTTGGACTTATTCCGGGCATCAAATTATCGCTAATAACAAGACTCCCAACGGAAGTTTTCTTGTGCTTAAAAATAAGAATGACGGAAAATACGAAATACACAAACAAGTAGGCTCGAGAACTCCCGGCGGATTGGAATTTGTTGGCGCTTATACTACACCAGAAGAAACGGAAGCAGCATTTATGAAAATTTCTGGAGGAGTAAAAATAGGTGTGGCGGAAGGCACTAATGTAGCGAAAGACATGAAAGAATTAGAAGCTGAATATAATGCTCAAGAAAAGAACTGGGAAAAAATTCAAAAACAATATGGGGTAGAGTATCTAAAAACCACTCGTGGTGGCCTATACGACTACAAGACAGATCATCTTTCGCCTCGAGATTTACAAGTGGTACAATCTGCTTATCAACAACTCAAAGATGCTTGGGTGGCATTAACGAATGCCAGAAATCCAAACCCCGAAACAGATTATGGCTATGGAAAAGGGCGATACATGGGTGATTCAGTTGAACGGAGTGTGACAGGAAGTCAACAAATTAATGTAATAGAAAGTCTTGCAGATGAATTTGCAAAAATGTTACAGGACATGGGACGACCAGCTCGTGTTGCAGGGACCCCCGAACAGGAGCGTGAGCGCACTAGACAGGAGTTAGAAAGAAGATCTCGGGAAGCAGCCCAAAGACAATCCATGCCATTATCGGATCAAGAACGAGGCGAACTGGAACAAACATTGAGAGAACTTGAAAGAAAAATTGACCCAAATTACCAGTACAGCGATGACTATAGTGTCTGGTCAAAGAATCATGCTCTGGCTCAACAGATAGCTGACATCAAACGCCGATTGGGTATAATGACGGAATCAAAAAAAAAGACCAACAAAGGTTCTGAAAAATACGAACGAGGACAATTTTTTGCAAATCAAGCACATGATAAATCCATTAAAATAAACAAAAGCAAATTTCCTCAATCTGACTTCAAAATCAAAAGTTTGAAGGAGGGTTTCGCAGATATTATTGTGGACAACTACAAGATCGGTCAAACAGTAATGTATCGTGGCAAAGAATATACAATAGTCAGTAAAAATCAAGCAAAGGATGAACTTACTTTAGAACGAGATGGTCAGCAAATCACAGTAGATCCATTAAAACTTGACAATAAGAAGATCTCACAAGAAAGTCAACCGCCTGGGCAAACAAAAAAAGCATTGATATCACAGATAAAAAAACTTGACAAAGATAGTTCTTATGAACTGAACTATTTGGAATTGGCCACCGTGAACGAACTACAAGAGATTGTAAGTAAACTACGCAAAGCAATGAGGTCGAAATCTCGATAATTTTTTATAAATACATGTAACGCACAGGGCGTTTTATGCGGAATTAACCCACCGCGTACGGGCTAGAACCTCGATCGGACTTCTAATTAGGAGAAAATAATATGGGTCGTCCACTTAAAATCATGAAAGCAGCTACCGGAAGTTTGGGTAGTACAACAGGCACAGACATAGGTTTTCCAGCAGTGTCGTCACTGACTGCACCAGTTACTCCTTCTGGTCTAACTGACAGTCAATTTTATGGTGTGGTTGGCGGTAATATTGCTGCTACACAAAATGGTACACCGGCATATCCACAGACAGTCATAGCTGCTGCTGGTCCCAATGCAGGAAATCCTGTGATATTGGCACGAGTCTTTATTGAAGGACAAAGTGAAGAAGATGGTTATATTGTGAGACAAAAAGGTGAAAGAAAATATCTCGTCTACGGATCTAGTTCCAATGTTTCGGGAATATGTGTTCTCAGCAACCAAGCCGATGCCTCGTTGACTGAGGGCAATATGACTTTGACTGTGTTTACCAGCGATAGTAGTGCCATTAGACTCAGCAAGTTAACAAACAAGTATGCCACAGATTGGACCGGCGGTTCAGCCGGAAGTCCGGATAATATTGTGTATTTTGTCAGTTTCTTCCAGGGTGTTGACGGAGAAACAGCTATCAAATCTGGTGGTGAAAAAGCCACATTTACCAATGGATGGGACAGTAGTACAGGCACACTTGAAATGGCAGCAATCGAATCTGACCCTGCTGCACTGTAAACAAACTATCTTGTTTGGGAATCCTCGTGGTATATACATATTGCGAGGATTTTTTTATGACTATTGCTTTTGTATTGGGCAACGGCCTAAGTAGAGCCAATGTAGACTTGCTCACACTTAGAAATTTCGGCAAAATATATGGCTGTAATGCATTATATCGTGAATTTACACCAGACATATTGGTAGCCACTGACAGACCTATTTCACAGGCCATACAACAGTCTGGCTACAGCAAAAATAATGTTTTTTACACAAGAAAAATTTTACCAGATTCCAATGCCAACTCTATACCACAGCCATATTATGGATTCAGCAGTGGCCCTGCTGCTGTTGCTTTGGCTGCACTCCATCAACATGATCAAATTTATCTATTGGGCTTTGATTTAGGGCCCGATTCTGCAAATAAATTTAACAATTTGTATGCAGGCACAGAGTTTTATAAACCCAAAAATTCTGTTCAAACTTATACCGGTAATTGGATCAAACAGATTTCTACTATTACTAAAAATTTTCCCAAGATTCAATTTATTAGAGTCATGGGAGGTACCTCTGCTGTGATACCCGATTTTGCCTATATCAAGAACTTTCATTCATTGCCGCTGGACAAGTTCATGTCTCAGTATGGCTGCACTGGGTGATAGATTTTTATTTTTGGTAAATAATTGAAATCCAATAAAAAATGTCTCAAATAATTATCAACATAGGCGATGCACCCGACGACGGTGACGGTACACAACTAAGACAGGCGTTTGCTGACATCAACACAATGATGTCGGAGATTTATGCTGCTGGCCCTGTGGACAGTCAAGTGGTAATCACCAACAACAGTATTACTACCAATGTCACAAATGCCAATCTAATTTTAGCCCCTTCGGGTATTGGGGTGGTCAGAGTCACCAACCATTTATTGCCCAATGTTGATGATGTCTATGATTTAGGCAGCTACTACCCCGAACTGCTGAGATGGAACAGTCTATGGATTGGCAGCGGGGGCATCAACAGCAGTGGATCAATGACTGTGGACGGAAATCTCACAGTCGGTGGAGTGATCAGCGGCGACGGCAGTGGACTCACTAATGTGGTTGCTAATGTGGGCTCGGCTATCAAAATTCAAAATGGCAATACTGAACTCGGTATACCCAGTGCCAACGGTAATATTGTGGCCAATATTGGTGGTATCACTGATGTACTGACAATATATTCAGGCGGTTTGGATGTCACTGCCAATATTGCAGCAGCCAATATCATAGCTGGTGATTTTTATTTCAGCAATGGCCAAAGCATCATAGACAGCATCAGCAGTAACACAATCACAAATGGCAACACTGATTTTGGCATTGCCACAGCCAATGGCAACATAGTGGCCAATGTGGGCGGGGTTACAGATGTGTTGGTGATCTCTCCCAATGGAATAGATGTCACTGCCAATGTCACTGCTGGTAATATTATATCAGATAATTTCTTTTTTGGCAACGGACAAAGCATATTTGACAATGTAGTCAGCAACATTTCTGTGGGAGCCAATGTTGGCCTCGACTATACGGCCAATACTCTGAACACAATTTACAATACCACTATCGGCGACAGCGTGGAAAGCGTGTCAGTGGGCGGCGCTACACCATTACCTGCCAGCGACTGGAAAACAAAAAATCTAGTTCAGGTGCTCGATGCCATATTATTTCCGGATCTCGATCCCACTTACACAGTTCCGACATTGACACTGTCAGGCAATCAATCTGGAACTAAAGAAATTGGTTCAACTATTAATCAGGCATTGGCGACCATTGGCACAGAAAATGATGCCGGCATATTTACTGTATTGAACTTATTTAGACAGTCTACACAAATATTCACAGTCAATAATCCCACCGGAACATTGACTGCTAATATTGAACCACAATTTGGCTATGCAGACCCAAATAATCCCAACTTCACTTATCAACTGTCAAACACTGATTCGTATACTGTGACATCTGGCACAACTTCATGGTCAGCCACTGGTAACTACAATGCAGGACTACCCAAACTAGACAATAAAGGAGTGACTGATTCCAGAACAGCAGCAGTGCGTAGTATCAATGCACCCCAGGCCGCAGCTGGCATCACTTCATCATCTATATCAATCAACGGAATTTATCCATATTTTTGGGGAAAATCAGTCACTCAACCCACTGCTAATTCAATCGCAATCGAAATCGCAGGCGGCACTGCTAATAAAGTATTGGCTGTGGCCAGCGAAACAGTATCAGTGACTTATAATGCTGATGGTGAATATGTTTGGTTGGCAGTGCAATCTGCCTATACCCAAAAAACAGTTTGGTACTTTACTGAATTAAATCAAGGGTTAATTGGACCGGGAAATTTTATATTGAGCCCAGTGACACAAAATGTCAATAGTCCAAATGGTTTTTGGAACGGAATTTCATATAAAATTTATATCAGTGACGGGGCCACAATTACTGAAGGTGCACTACAATATAGGAATTCATGATAAAAAATGCCAATTAATCTCAACGACAATATTCTTGTTCAAGCTCAGAAACCAACTGATGCTAGATATGGTCCCTATAACAATACTGCTGCTGCTTTATTGGCAATCCCAACACTGCGTAGATATCAAGGACTGGTTGTTGGAATTTTGGTCAGCGGATCTATAGTAGAATATTGGTTTGAAAACGGCATCACCGATGTTGATCTCATATTGAAAACAGGAAGCTCTGGAGCACAAGGCACACAGGGCACCACTGGATCTCAAGGAACTGACGGTGCACAAGGTACAATCGGTACACAGGGCACACAGGGCACGCAGGGAACAACCGGTATACAGGGCATTAATGGTGCACAAGGGGTTGAAGGTGCACAAGGAACCGATGGTGCACAAGGGGTTGAAGGTGCACAAGGAACCGATGGTGCACAAGGCATTGATGGTTCACAGGGCATACAAGGCATCAGTGGCACACAGGGTACCGATGGTGCACAAGGAACCGATGGTGCACAAGGCATTGATGGTTCACAGGGCATACAAGGCATCAGTGGCACACAGGGTACTGAAGGTGCACAAGGCACACAGGGCACTGAAGGTACACAAGGTACACAAGGCACCGAAGGTACACAGGGCACACAGGGCACACAGGGCACACAGGGCACTGAAGGTGCACAAGGTACACAGGGCACACAGGGCACTGAAGGTACACAGGGCACACAGGGCACACAGGGCACTGAAGGTGCACAAGGTACACAGGGCACACAGGGCACACAGGGCACACAGGGCACTGAAGGTTCACAGGGCACACAGGGCACACAGGGCACACAGGGCACTGAAGGTGCACAAGGTACACAGGGCACACAGGGCACTGAAGGTACACAGGGCACACAGGGTACACAGGGCACTGAAGGTTCACAGGGCACACAGGGCACTGAAGGTGCACAAGGTACACAAGGTACACAGGGCACACAGGGCACTGAAGGTGCACAAGGTACACAGGGCACACAGGGCACACAGGGCACTGAAGGTTCACAGG